AAAAGAATATCACCAAAAGAGTTCAGGAAGTATAAGACTGTGATAAATAACTTGAAATAAAAAAAATCTGTGCGTGCATAATATTAATTTATGCACGTACAATTTATAACAATAAATTATTCAAAAAGGAGATGATGAGGTTATGAAAAATTCAATACGAATAGCAGAGATGAAATATTTAAAAGAACTTTTTAAAGATGTGTCCAAAGATAAAGAGCGTATTGCTTACTCATTGATTCAAGAAGCAGGATTTTTAAAGAGTTCATTAGAAGAATTAAGGAACAGATTAACACTAGATGGAACAACAGAAAATTTTGTAAATGGATCACAATCAATGCTTAGAGAACATCCTGCAGCAAAAACATATGTTAGTTTTTTAAAATCGTATATGGCAGTAATGAAACAGTTAACAGAACTTTTACCAGAAAATGCTGCAGAGGGCAATGATGAGTTAACAGCTTTTCTAGATAAAAAGAAACTAAGAAACATAGGTTAGCTAAATGAATTACATACAAGAGTATAATGGTCTAATAACCTCTGGAGTAATAGTTACATCTGAAAAAGTTAGAATTCAATATGCTAAGCTAGTAGTAGATCTTAATCAACATCCAACATGGGAATTTGATGAAGATAAAGCATTAGCTCCAATAGATTTTATAGAAACATTTTGTAGACACAGTAAAGGAGCTATGGCTGGTCAGATAATGGTTCTAGATCTTTGGCAGAAAGCATTTATCAGTGCATTATTTGGTTTTGTAAGTAAAAAATCTGGATATAGACGATACAAAGAGACACTACTACTTATAGGAAGAAAAAATGGTAAATCAACATTACTAGCTGCTATCATGCTATACATGCTCATTGCAGATGGTGAAGGTGGTTCACAGGTAGTATCTTCTGCCACAAAAAAAGATCAGTCATTAATTACATTCAATGAATGCTTGAACATGAGAAAACAGTCTAAAACATTAACTAAGCATACAAGGAAACGTAAACTAGATTTATTCTTTCCATCAAACTTTTCAACCATGTCAGCACTAGCTAGTGATTCAAATACTCTAGATGGTCTTAACCTTCACTTATGTGTAATAGATGAATTACACGCAATAAGGAATAGAGAGCTTTATGAAGTATTAAAACAATCAATGTCAGCTAGAAAACAACCCATAATGTGTATGATTACAACAGCAGGTACTGTAAGAGAATGTATTTACGATGATATGTACAATTATGCATCCAAAGTTTGTTCAGGAGAAATAATTGATGATAGGTTTTTACCAATACTTTATGAACTAGATAAAAGAAATGAATGGACAGATCCTAAATGTTGGATAAAAGCAAATCCTGCATTAGGTACAATAAAAGAGTTAGAAGATATTGAAGAAAAAGTTGAAAGAGCACTAGTAAATCCGAATGATCTAACAGGTCTTCTATGTAAAGATTTCAATATAAGAAGTACTCCAACGACATCATGGTTAAAATTTGATGAAATCTTAAATGAAGAGACATTTAGTATGGAAGATTTAAGAGATTGCTACGCTATCGGTGGAGCCGATCTATCAGCAACTACTGACCTCACGTGTGCTACGTTATTAATTAAGAAGAAAGATTCTGAAAAGAAATATATAGTCCAAATGTATTTTACTCCTAAAGAAGGATTAAAAGAAAAATCAGTTGAAGATAAAATACCATATGATAAATGGGTAGAACAAGGATTACTCACTGCATGTGAAGGTAATCAAGTTAGATATCAAGATATAACATCATGGTTCATGAAAATGTTCCAGATGTATGGAATACGTCCTTTATGGATAATGTACGATAGAGCATTCGCTGGTTATTGGGTTGAAGAAATGTCGGATAATGGTTTCGAAATGGAATCATGTGCTCAAGGTGCGTTAACTTTTTCTCAACCAATGAGAAATATGGAGTCGGACTTGAGGTCTAATTTAGTCAATTATAATAACAATCCTATATTGATTTGGTGTTTGTCAAATACGTGCATTAAATCTGATGATAATGAGAATACACGTCCTATCAAAGGCAAGAACAGAAGGTTGCGTGTAGATGGTACATTTTCTCTTTTAAATGCCTATGTAGGTTTATTAAGACATGAAAATGATTATCATAACCTTATATAAGGGAGGGACAAAACATTGGAAAAGGGTGTAAGAAGTCTTTTTACCAACATGTTTGGTAAGAAAAATGAAGGAAAAGTATTACAGAATACAACATCATTTAAGTTAATCAATGATGGTACAAATGTGCAAAGTAATCCAGGTGGATCAATGTATGATAATGACACAGTTAGATCATGTGTTCATACAATAGCATCTCATTGTGGTAGGCTTAAACCATCGCATATAAGAAGAGTTGATGATAAGATAGTAAATACCAGTTCTAATTTGGATTGGACTCTTAGATTCAAACCAAACAGGTATATGAACTCTTATGATTATATCTACAAGATAGTAACTCGTCTTTTACTGGATAATAACGCATTTGTTTATGTAAATTATCTAGGATCAGGGAATTACGAATTTTTTCCAATAAACTATGCTAACATTGAATTAATCGAGTCAGCTGGAGAGCTGTACTGTAAGTTCATGTTCCATGGTGGACAATATTTAACAGTATTATATGATGAGGTGCTTCATTTTAGAAGACATTTTTCTGACTCAGATTTCTTTGGCTCACCAATGTCAACAGCTCTTAGTTCATTAGTGGACTTAACAGCTAATATAGATGAAGGCATCACAGAAACTATAAACAATGATGTAAGGATTAGAGGAATATTAAAATTCCAAAATTCAATGCTTAAAAAAGAAGATTTAAAAGCTCAAAGAGATACATTTGTAGAAGAATATCTTGATATTGAAAATTCTGGTGGACTAGCTGCTATTGATAGTAAGGCTGAGTTTATTCAATTAGAAAATAAATCAATTAGTATTATTGATGCTGCATTACAAGAACATCAGAAAAAAAGAATTTATGATTTCTTTAATATCAATGAGGATATCATACAAGCTAAAAATAGTCCAGAAATTTATCAAAGCTTTTATGAAAGTACAGTTGAACCAATTGCACTACAGTTAAGTTTAGAACATACTAATAAGACATTTACGGATGGAGAATTGAATCATGGCAATGAGATCTATTACAGTGCTAATAGATTACAATTTTCTAATACTGTAACTAAGATTGCATTAGCGAGAGATCTAATGCCACTTGGTTTGTTTAGTAAAAATGAAATTAGAGAGATATTTAATCTAGCACCTATTGAAGGTGGAGATAAATTTATTCAGACCTTAAATGTTATTGATGCATCCAAAGCAAATGAATATCAAATGGGTAAAAAAAAGGGAGTGACCAAAGATGAAGACATATAGATCAAACCATTTGGAAATACGAAGCATAACTAAAGACAAAGATATTATGAGGGTTGTGGGATTAGGTGTTGTGTTTAATACTCCTACTGTATTGTATTCTCAAGATGGTGTTGACTATAGTGAAACTATCGAAGATACTTCTTTAAATACTACTCCATTAAATGATGTATTGCTTAGATATAATCATTCAGATGCTTCAGTACCATTAGCAAGAACAAGAGGCGGAAGCCTAAAACTAGAAATAACTAAACAAGGATTAGTGTTTGATGCTACATTTTTTAATACTTATCAATCAAGAGATATTTTTACTTTAGTGGAAGCTGGAGCTCTTGATTCATGTAGTTTTGGGTTCTCCGTTAAAAGAGACGGAAGTTCTTATAATAGAGCAACTCATTTAAGGACCATTACCAAGTTTGATAGAATTTATGAAATAAGTCTGGTGGACATGCCAGCTTATAATGATGCTATCGTTGAAGCTAGGTCCTATTTTCAAGCACAATCTGATATGGAAAATTTAGAGACAAATAAAGAGTTAAGAAGAAAATTATTATTAAGGACTTATTTTGATATGAAGTCTTAATTAGTAATTACTTTATTATGGAATATATAATAAAGTCCTCATGGAACGTGAGTTCATTGTATTAAAAAAATTTATTAGGAGGACACCAAAAATGTTAAAGAAAAAATTAGAGGAACTAAGAGCTAGAAGGATTGAGATTAGATCAAGCCTTGAATTGGACCAAAAGATTGATATGGCTACTGTACAAGAAGAATTAAATCAGTTAGAAGTAAGAGAAGCTGATTTGTTAGCTAAAATGGAATTGGCTGAATTGGTTCATAAAACAGAGAATAGATCTATCGAAAAACCTAAAATGGAGTTCAAGAAAAAAGAGTATGATGAAGTAAAAGAATATAGAAGTGCATTCTTCAAGAAATTAATGAATAAACAACTGTCTGAAATGGAAACAAGAGCAATGGATACAACTGTAGGTAGTGCTGGATATGCTATTCCAGAATCTTTATCACAGCTTATTTACAGAGCAGTAGAAACTCAATCAATACTTTATACGCTAGTTAAGAAAACATTTGTAAAAGGTACATTTAGTGTTTTAACTGCACCTGCTTCTGCCGATGTTTCATGGCATGTAGAAAATAATACTGAAA